GAATCCATATTTAAACGGTATTATGGCCCTGAGCCAGCTCACGCCAGAGCAGTTTGATACCGGCATGCAGAGGTTCCAACAAATTCAGGGCATGCAACCACAAGGGCTGAGTGCGCTTCAGGCAAGGCAGAGCGGCCTTACCGCAAATATGGCAGGCGGTCAAAGTCAGATTGGTCAACTTAGCCCTGATGTCCTACAAAAGTCGCAGGAAAGACAACAGCGAATAGCTAATGCAGTGCCTGCTGGTTTTATTGCAAATAACGTTCTTAATCCGCCGGTACCGGGGCAGTCGATAGGGCAAGCTATACCAACAGCACAGGGTTATACCAACCCGCAGACAGGCGAACAGGTTTTTATATCAACCCGTGGCGATAACGTAGGCGAGATAACACGCAGAATAGCGGCACCAGAGGGCTATCAACCCCGATCATCACAGCCCACAATGTCCCCCTTCTCAAACACGCAGGGGAGCTTTGGCACGGGCGCTATGCCCTATACCCAGCCCTATTATCAGAGATCATTCAACCCCTATGCCGGCGGCTATGGCATGGGCTTTGGTGGAGGCATGCCATCCTATGGCGGCTTTGGCGGAGGAATGCCGTCCTATGGGGGTTTTGGCGGCGGTCAGCAGATGTACGGCGGTTTTGGCGGCGGCAAGGGAGGCGGTAGGCCATCCTATGGCGGCGGTAAGGGCGGAAGAGGCTATTAATGCGGCGTAACTACCGCAAGGAATACGACAACTACCATTCCAAGCCAAAGCAGAAAAAAAACCGCGCCAAAAGAAACGCGGCCCGTGATGCAATGGAAGATGCGGGCAAGGTTACCAAGGGTGACGGCAAGGATGTCGCCCACAAAAAGCCCCTAGCAAAGGGCGGATCAAACGAGAAAAGCAATCTAAAGGTAGCTTCTCGCTCAAAAAACCGATCATTCCCTCGCACCAAGAAAGCAAGGATGGCCTGATGCAGTGTAGTTGCGGTGGACCTACCGAAGACAGGAAGGTTGTCAGGAAAAAACGCGTCGTAAGCGAGTACGCACGGTGCGAGAGCTGTGGAAGAGTCCACGTCTGGTGGAGCACCGATGTCAGAACTAATAACGCCGGAGATCGCAAAGCGACTTAAAGGCGCAGGCCCAGAGGCAAAACTCAAGGCGGCAGAGCTTCTTGATCAAATCAAGCAAGCCAAAAAGAAAGAAGACGCACAAAAGACCTTCATGGGCTTCGTCAAGTATATGTGGCCGGCGTTCATTGAGGGGCGCCACCACAAGATCATGGCGGAGGCGTTTGAGAAGATCGCACGGGGCGAACTAAAGCGTTTGATTATCAATATGCCGCCTCGGCACACCAAGTCTGAGTTTGCGTCTTACTTGTTGCCAGCATGGTTTTTAGGCCAATACCCGGCAAAAAAGATCATCCAGACAGCCCATACCGCAGAATTGTCGGTGGGTTTTGGTCGTAAAGTGCGGAACCTTGTGGACTCGGAGGACTTCAAAGCGGTCTTTCCTAGTCTACAGCTCAGGGCGGACTCAAAGGCGGCGGGGCGCTGGAGCACCAATAAAAGCGGAGAATACTTCGCAATCGGTGTCGGCGGTGCCGTAACAGGTAAAGGCGCCGACCTTCTGATTATTGATGACCCGCATTCAGAGCAGGAGGGTCAGTCAGGAGATCCTTCGGTCTTCGACAGAACCTATGACTGGTACACATCCGGTCCCCGACAGCGTCTACAGCCGGGAGGCGCTATCGTAGTGGTGATGACCCGTTGGCACATGCGGGATCTGACCGGCAAGATTATTAAATCCTCTACTCAGCGCGCAGGCAGTGATGAGTGGGAGGTCATTGAGTTTCCGGCAATCATGCCTTCAGGGAAGCCCCTGTGGCCTGAGTTCTGGAGCCAAACAGAGCTAGAGGCTCTGCGTAGCGAACTTCCATCGTCTAAATGGAATGCACAGTACCAGCAAAACCCAACGTCCGAAGAGGGCGCACTTATCAAGCGAGAATGGTGGCAGGTCTGGGACAAGGATCGCCCGCCCCCGTGTGAATTTATTATTCAATCGTGGGACACCGCGTTTCTGAAAACGCAAAGATCAGACTATTCAGCTTGCACAACGTGGGGCGTGTTCTACACACCCGACGAAGATGGGGTTACCAAGCCCAATATCATCCTACTGGATGCTTACAAAGAACGTCTGGAGTTTCCTGAACTCAAGCGCAAAGCCTATGAGTTTTGGGCTGAGATGCAACCGGACGCATTTATAGTGGAGGCTAAAGCGGCAGGGATGCCATTAATTTTTGAGCTACGGGCGATGGGCATTCCGGTATCGGAATACACCCCGTCCCGTGGTAACGACAAGATAGCAAGAGTGAACGCTGTTGCTGACTTGTTTGCTTCTGGCGTCGTTTGGGCGCCGGAGACCCGATTCGCGGAAGAGGTGATACAGGAGTTTGCGGCTTTCCCCTCGGGGGAGCACGATGACTTGGTTGACTCTTCCACGCAGGCGCTACTCAGATTCCGTCAGGGAGGGTTTCTCTCTCTCCACACTGATGAGGAGGACGAGTACGTTGACTACGGTAGACGGGGAGACTACTACTAATGACCGCGACAAGCGCAGAGGTTAATGCTTGGCACGGCAAGGTTGACGCCATAGAGCGCTGGCTGAGGCCGCTATTCCGCAAATACTCCAGTCTGGGCGGACCCGCTTACTTTAATACCAAAGACTTTCCAGTAGCAAAGAAACTGGAAGAAAATCATGGTGTTATAAGAGCTGAGTTCGACAGGGCTAGGGCTAGGATGGATGAGTTTCCCTTGTTTCAGGATATTAGCCCTGAGCAGGTATACATATCCAACGACGACAAGTGGAAGATGTTTTTCTTGAAGGCGAACAATATCCGCTTTGAGAAAAACTGCGAACAGTTTCCAGAAACCATGAAGGTCGTGGACAGCGACCCAAGTATTGTTTCTGTTTATTTTTCCATACTGGAATCAAATAAGATGCTGGTTCCCCATGAGGGACCGTGGTCTGGCGTGCTGAGAATGCACCTTGGCGTGGATATCCCCACGGACGGCAAGGGCTGTACCCTTTCGGTTCAGGGCGAACAGTATCGCTGGAAGGACGGTGAGGTTGTTGTCTTTGATGACACCTATGAGCATTTTGCGATAAACCTGACAGATCACCCAAGGGTGGTGCTGTTTATGGATTATATGCGGCCCTTGCCTTGGCCGCTCCATATTCTTAACAAGTTCTGTATATACATTGGTAGATACTTCCCGTACTACAAAGTCCCTCTGCAACGGCATAAAGAGTGGGAGAGCAAGTTTTACGGGGAGGATCGCTGATGGCTTTTTTGCAGAGCAACATCCCGCACTTCAAGTGCTGGGTGCGGCGTGAATACACGCACAACCACCAGAAGTATCACGGTGAGTTTCTTCATGCAATGGCGATTGCGGTTACTACGATGCCATGCCGATGCCTGAGCTTTCAGGTCATCTTTACTGGCGCAGAAACCTATGACACCGACGAGCCTAATGTGCATGGCGGCGCAATGTGGGCGCGGATGCCGATAACGGCGCTGGTTGGCGACACCCCATTTGAGGAATGGCCGGAACCAATGCCGGTGTACGCGGCACAGCCTTGGGACTGCTCCTCTCGCGAGCACGCTGTGTATGTCCTTGAACGGGCGACACCGTGCCCTTGGCTGGCAAAGATTGATGGCGAGTTTTATCCCGCCAAGTACATGTTCACGGTGGACTACACCGACAGCGAAATCGCGGACGATCCTGCACAGCACAAGCAGAGCCATGTGATGGAGTTGTTAGATGCAGGCCCGTGGACAGGAAACATTGTAGCGCTACCAAACAACCGAGTCCGGGTGACGCATCCGGCATGGTTCTCTGCTGGAGAAGGGGCGCCAGATTTTAGGCCGTCACAGCATATCCATTACTCCAAATCGGATTTGGATTACACGCTGGACGTAAACAGAGTATTCGACAACCTATACGCAGGTAACGGTCATGATGAAGAAAACCTCTAAGATGTACGCCGGTGGCGGCAAGATGCCGATGAAGAAGGACTCTAAGACGGGGGAGATGAGACCCGCGTTCTTGGTGGATCAGAATGGCATGAAGATGGGTGGCGTTGCGGTCCCCAAGACCAAAGGCTACTTCAAGGGCGGAAAAACCAAGGGTTACACCAAGGGCGGCAAGATTAAGTAATGGCCATTGATCGGGCAATGATGCCCTTGGCTGAAGAGCCGGAAGCGTCTGCGCTGGAGATTGTCATAGAAGACCCCGAGTCTGTGGGTATTTATGATGAAGAAGGTGGCGTGCTAATAGACTTAGACCCGGACGCGGGCGAGCTTTTAGGCGCCAAGCATGACTCCAATTTGGTTGAGTTCTTGTCGGATCAAGATCTTCAGCTTCTTGCTGGCGAGCTGGTTGCCTCCTTTGAGGCAGACCGGAATAGCCGCGCAGACTGGGAAGACTCCTATGTTCGCGGGCTAGACCTGCTTGGACTTAAATTTGAAGACAGATCAACCCCGTGGGAGGGCGCCTGTGGCGTATTCCATCCCATGCTGTCTGAGGCGGTAATCCGCTTTCAGGCCCAGACGATACAAGAGATATACCCTGCAAGTGGACCGGTCAAGACGACCATTGTCGGAAAAATCAACGACGAAAAAACCCAACAGGCCCACAGGGTTCAGAATTACCTGAACTACTTGATTACCCAGCGCATGACTGAGTATCGCACTGAGACAGAAAAGCTACTGTTCTCATTGCCCATCGCTGGATCAGCTTTCCGCAAAGTCTACTACGACCCGAATATGGGGCGTCCGTGCGCGATGTTTGTGCCGGCAGAAGACTTTGTTGTGAGTTATGGGGCCTCTGACCTGTCAACTTGCGAACGCGCTACTCATGTGATGAAGCGGAGCGCGAACGAGATTCGTAAGTTGCAGGTGGCAGGTTTTTATGCCGACGTTGACCTGCCGCCCCCCTCTCCTGACATATCAGAAATACAGCAAAAGTATGACAGGCTGACCGGGGATTCAGATAACTACGAGTATGACAACCGGCACACCTTGCTGGAAATGCAGGTCAACATTGACCTGATCGGATTTGAAGACACAGACAAAGGCGTTCCCACGGGGATTGCCTTGCCGTACATCGTTACGATTGACAAGTCATCAAGAACGATACTGTCGATCCGGCGCAACTGGTACGAAGACGACCCGTTAAAAATGCAACGGGAGCACTACGTTCACTACCAGTATCTGCCGGGGCTAGGGTTTTATGGGTTTGGCCTTGTCCACATGATCGGCGGCTTGTCCAAGTCTGCGACCGCAATACTTAGACAATTAGTGGACGCGGGAACTCTTTCCAACCTTCCGGGCGGTCTCAAGGCTCGCGGCCTTAGGATTAAGGGCGACGACACTCCGATTATGCCCGGAGAGTTTAGGGACGTTGACGTTCCCGGCGGCGCGATTAGGGACAATATCGCATTCCTGCCCTACAAAGAGCCGAGCGGTGTTCTTTATCAGCTACTTGGCGATATCGTGCAGGAAGGTCGCAGGTTTGCTTCTGCGGCTGATGTAAAGGCTTCTGACATCAACGGCGAGGCCCCTGTAGGCACCACGCTGGCTGTGCTTGAGCGCGAGATGAAGGTGCTAAGCGCGGTCCAGAGTCGTGTTCATGCCGCTGTGTCAAAGGAGCTAAAGATACTGGCCGAGCTGGTCCGTGACTATGGCCCCGAGGTTTACCCCTACGAGCCAGATGAAGATCCGGTTGTCAGGGCTGATTTCGATGACCGTGTGGACATCATCCCGGTCAGCGACCCCAATGCGGGCACGATGGCTCAGCGCATCATGCAGTATCAGGCGGCACTGCAACTTGCCTCTCAGGCGCCGCAGATGTACGACCTGCCTCTGCTTCATAGGCAGATGCTGGACGTTCTGGGCATTCAGGATGCAGACAAGATTATTCCGCTTGAGGATGACATTAAGCCGACCGATCCGGTCAGTGAAAACATGAACATCCTGAACGGAGAGCCTGTGAAGGCATTTATTTATCAAGACCATGAGGCCCACATACAGGTCCACATGGCGTTGACGCAAAACCCTGAAGTGATGGAGCTGATGTCGAAAAGCCCCACCGCTCAAGCGGCTCAGGCCGCGATGGCGGCGCACGTTTCAGAGCACGTTGCTTTTGCTTATCGGCAGAGGATCGAAAAGGAGCTGGGCGTAGAGCTACCCGCTCCGGGCGAGCCGTTGCCAGAAGACATTGAATACCGTCTTTCTCGTCTGGTCGCTCCTGCGGCGGCTCAGGTCACGGGCAAGGCGCAACAACAGGCTCAGGCTGAAAAGAACGCGCAACAGCAACAAGATCCCGTCATTCAGATGCAACAGAAAGAGTTGCAGATCAAGGAAGGCGAGGCAATGGCCAAGGTGCAGACCGAAATGGCCAAGATCCAAGCAGACTTGCAGAAAGCGCAAGGCAAGGCCGCGCTGGATATGGAAAAGC